AATGATTTTATTATCTTTGCAGATGAATCAAAAAAGGAGGAAACCAAGAGGCTATAAAAAGGAAAAAGTGGCGCCGAAGCAACCACTCATTCACGCTGTAAGGTTTTCAAAAGTCGGGATGAGGCGATTTAAAAACGCCGTGAATATCACGGTTTTAGGGCGTTTCAGAGCGCTAAATATCCCAAAAATGATTGGCTGCTGTCCGAGTTTCGTCCGACTTTTTAGATTAAATACAAAAAAAATTTCATTCATTTTTCTACTCCCTGAGCTAACTTTATCAGGCGGTCTATCTGTTGATCCTTTGTTTTCAGCTGATGATTCAACCTATCAATCTCTTCGTCCTGATGGGCGATGACCTGAGATTGTGAACGAATAATCATGTTGAGACTCTCGACATCATTATTGATGTTGACATTACCTACCTGATTGTTATCGCCAGTGATCTGTTGAGTTCGGTAGAGAGGCCTACGCAGAAGCTCATCTACCGAACAATTCAATACATCGGCTATCTTTTCCACATAATCCACACCAGGATTCTTTGTGTAATTGAAATAGCCTAACTGCTTTTTCTTTGAATTTGGCCAGAGAACATCACGAATCTGTTTTGGTTTGATTCCATACTTCCGGCAAAGCTCTTCAATCCATTCCTTGTTAATCTGCATATATTCCTAATTTGGAGTCCGTTAATCTAAACGAACCTTAAATGGGTTAGATTTTTAATAAATAATCCTTAAAAGGAGTATTAAATATACCTTTTTTGGAGTACATATAAATATTTTATCGTATTTTTGCCCACAAATTTAGTGATAAAATTTAAGATAAACAAGAAAATGAGCGAAAATCTAACCAGTGTACAACTTCAGTCGTACTACAAAGAAAAGTTAAGTAAGAAGGAGAAATCTGAGTTCCTGAAATACTTGATGGTGACATTTGACTATTCGTACAACAGCATCCAACAAAAGATGTCTGGTTCCGCTGATCTAAACAAAAGGGATATTATACTAATTGGTGAGGTTGTAAAGAACGAATCATGGAGGCAGTAGAATTCTACATTATCAACGGTGTCACCTGTATCAACAGGGATGGCGTGAGCAAAAAACTCACACCACAAGACCGTGATTGCATAGAATATATGATAGAGAACATCGGAAAATATTTTCCTGATGCTCTGAAAGCTCTGAAGAAATGGGCTGCAGACTCGGAGCTGAACAAACATTTCTTTGAATACAGAATCGTTGACCGCTTCATCAGATGTAATTTCGGAGAAGCCGACTTCCTTCACAAGGACATAGACGATCTGGGCATGTTCCATATGGAAGAAGTCAAATGCCCCCTTAGAAACATCTGCAGCCTTGAAGGTGTTGTATGTAAGCCAAAGGTAATCCTCAATTTGCCAGAAGAGGAAGCAAAAGTTGCTGGACTATATGCGCAAGGTCTCCTGCCTGGGGAGATTGCAACAAAACTAGGAAAGTCTGAGGCCACCTGCAAGCGTCAGATATTCAATGCTTACAAGCGTCTGAAACTGCCACACCCAAGATGGCTTATAAGACTGTTCAACGTGTATAACATAACAATGTAAAGTCATAATAAAAGTAGTATGTGTTAAATTAAACTTTCCAGGTCTTGCAGTCTGTGAAGATAGCACGACTTTACTTGATTATTAGTACTTTAACTCCAGCCATCCGTGAGGCCCGCTGGTTTATCTGAAACTCCAAAACAACTTATATATGAAAGAATTTATGAATAAGACAACCCAAGCCACCCAACGGATTTTGAAATTCGATGTGGCAGATGCGAAGACTGACAGATTCATCTGCACGATGAAAATGCCTTTCAACCCTCTATTCAAGCTGAATCTTCAGCAAGTTATTGACTTCGTATTTTTGAAGCGACCGTCGCTCAGATATCGAGAAATAGTTATTGAATTACCGGAAGCAAATAATAGACAGAATAATAGAAAATGAATAGATTAGATAGGTTAATCGTTGAAGGCCTTGATCCTAACGAGATAGAAAATGTCTGTCCGTTCCCAGAAAGAGAGGATTGTGAAGGCTGTGGTAACTACATAGAACAGGAAGATCTTTGTATTAAGGAATTCGGATTATGAAGACAAAAGATTTCGAGCAGGCCATTGCCTGTATCAATGCGGAAATCCTCCGCTTTCGTTATAAAGCGGATGGGAAGGGAGAAGTGGACGCCTGTTTTGCCCAGCTGAATCTCACCTATATCAAGTGGGATGCTAACGGTCGTGCTTACATCTTCAACATCCAAGAAGGACAGGAGGATTGTGTCAGTGAATACAATCTGGAGTTCCTTCCATACGAGCGTGACTCTAAATTTGATCTGGTATTCGAATAATCTGAAATAGCAATGAAAGATAGCATCAAAAGGCGGAAAAAAGTGTGTCCTTGCTGTGGCCAAAAGCTATGGTTAAGAGATTTTTACCGAAACAGCAACGGCACGCTTAGTTCATGGTGTAAAGAATGCATGAAGCAGAACAAAAGAGATTGGTACCAGAAGAACCACAAAGTTCCTGATGGTATCCGGCACGATTCTTCAGGCAGACTCATCGATCACAAGGGACTATCGAGGAAAATATACTGGAACAAAAGGATGCTCGATGATCTGAAAAGGTTGTATGCCACGACCAAAAATGAAGACCTTGCAGATATTCTCGGTGTCAGTATGAGAACAGTCATCCGAAAAGCGAGGGAGCTTGGCCTGCAGAAGGATCCGGAATGGCAGCACGGCAACACTATGCATCACTTGAAAATGATGCAGCTGGAGAATAAAATACATGGTATAAAATCAATTTTCAAGAAAGGTGTGAGACACAGCCCTGATACAGAATTCAAGCCTGGTCATCAGGAAACGCAAGAAGTAAAATCCAAAAGGATTGCCAGTCTGAAAGAATGGTATAGAAAGCATCCTTTCGCAGCCAAAGAAAAAGGGTTGAAAGCATCACAGACAAGAAGATCAAATAAAAATAAAATTATAGAAGTATGAAGGTTTATATTAGTGGAAAGATCGGCGAGGAGGTGATAAGTGAAGCCACCCGCCAAAAGTTCGCCAAGGCTGAAGAAATGCTGAGGGCAAAAGGTTATGATGAAGTGTTCAATCCGGCTTCAGATGAATGGCAGGAATTTCTTTCTATGAATTGGTCTGCTGCATATCCTCTCGCTGTCATGGATAAGTACACCTATATTCTCCTGAAAGATCTTCAGAAGATGGCAAAATTCGATGCAGTCTATTTCCTTGAAGACTGGGACAATTCTCCAGGTGCAGGAACAGAGCACTCCTTTGCCATGGCCACAGGTAAGAAGTTGCTCTGGCAGCGATTGGAGGATGCCCAGGTATTCCGTAATGATAACGAAACTGCTGAAGACGTATGGCTGCCATTGTAAGAAGAGATGAAATGGGCCTTACGCATATTACAGGGATATCGACAATGGAGCTGCTTGCTTTGGCCGAAGCAATCATCATGGCTACAGACGAAGATCAGATTAAACTGGAGCCTATGGCAAGGGGTATTATTGAAGCTCTAGAGAAGACAAACCAAGAGCTAGAATCAGTCAATGAAATACTGTTGCATAATTTAGACAGGCATAATGACAGAAAATAAATATGTAATATCAGCAGTGAACAATCTTACCGGAGAACGGGAGATCGTTTCTAAACCGCATAGCAGATGGAAGACTGAAGATCTTCTAACAAAAGCACAGCGTGACAACGCACGGCATCGCGGCCATGCATGCTATTCGCTTTACCGTATGGTACCATATGTTGAAGAAAAAAATCTCTTTGAAGAGATGGAACCCAATAAGTAATCCAATAAGTAATCCAATAAGTATATTATGAGCAAAAAGAAGTATCAGTACCGCATCGAGAAGAAAGCCGATGGCGTGTACATCATCAAAGAGCGTCACACGTTTATGTTTTTCTGGTCATTCTGGACCACAGGTAGTATTAGATTTAAAATAGCAAAACAATACGCATCTCCTCAGCTGGCAGAGGATGCCATCGTAAAAGCTGCACAGGAGAAGGGTGTCGACGTGTTCATTATGAACGTCGACAATGCCAAAAGTGTTTTGTCAAAACTCGAAAAGAAGGCTAAGAAGAAGCAGCGCAAAACTACCAGGGCGAAGGAAGAGAAGGAACGTAACCTTCGACGCATCGGGAAGATAGCAGACGAAATGGTTCCTGAGAAAAAACCTATCAGGAAGAGCAGAACCAAGAAGACAGAATAAGACCTGTCCGGTGTATTTTCCCAGAATAGGTTTATCCCCTATATTTGCAACAGACAAAATTCTAGAAACATGATAGATCAGAAGTATGTCGATATGATATTCGACCAGGTGGACGTGTCCAAAGTCATCGGCGAATATGTAAATCTGACAAAAAAAGGAACCAGAATGTGGGGCTGCTGTCCTTTCCACAAGGAGAATACGCCTTCTTTCAGTGTGAACCTGGCAAACGACCTATGGTACTGCCATGGATGCCAGAAGGGTGGAAACGTCATCAACTTCATCATGGAGATGGAGAACATGCCGTACCCTATGGCAGTCAAGAAGCTGCTGAGAGATGAGCTGCATATAAACCTCGAGGACGCCGACCTACAGTCAACACCTGAAGAGGAAGCCAGATTCAAACGTCTGGAGTCCATGCGCATCATCAACAAGCACCTCAGCGACTTCTTCTACACTGAGCTGTACAAAGAGACACCGGAGGCCAAGGCTGCCAGAGGCTATCTTGCTACCAGAAAATGGGAGGATAACTTCTGCAAGGAGATGCGCATAGGTTACGCTCCCGACAACGGCAGGGATGTCGTTGACTTCTGCGAGAAGAAAGGGCTTGACCTCGGTCTGCTTCAGGAGATGGGGATCCTGAAAATGAGCGAGAAATCCCACGCCTTGTATTGTGTATACAGAAACCGCATCATGATTCCAATCCGTGACAGGTACTCGAACATCGAGGGCTTCACGGCCAGAACCATGGACGAGGAAAAGGATGGAAGGAAATACATCAACTCTTCGAACTCAGACCTCTACGACAAGTCCAAGTCGATATTCGGTATCTCCATGGCCATGCGTGAGGCAAAGCGCACCGAAAAGATGTTTCTCGTTGAAGGTGGTCCTGATGTTCTGAAACTGCAGTCCGTCGGCATCACAAACACCATCGCTTCTCTCGGTGGTGCCTGGACGAAGGAGCAGTTCCAGAAACTGCGGGAATGCCGTATGCAGAACGTCACGCTCTGCTTCATACCGGACAGTGACGTTCCTAAGGCTGGAGAAAAACTTGGGGCAGGCTTCAAGAACGTTCTGAAAAACGGTGCTCTGGCCATGCAAAGCGGATTCACCGTGACAGTCAGAGAGATACCAAATGACCTCGAAACCGACCATCCTAAAAAGGTGGATCCAGACGAATTTATCGACAAGCCTGAGAGGCTGGCATCTCTCACAGAAAAGGAGTTCCTTATCTGGTATGTTGAGAAGAAGTTCGACAAAGAGGCCGTCATGGAGGAGAAGCAAAAGGTCATCGAGGAAGTGGCCGACCTTCTGATCCTTGTGAAGAGCGAAGAGACGCAGGAGTCCTATCTTTCAGAACTGGCAAAGCTCACCGACGGTACCAAAGGTCTATGGCGCCAAGCGCTCAACTCTGCCAAGCGCCGTAAGCAGGAGAAACTCTCCGACAAGAACAAGAAGGACGGTATCGACATGCTGAAGAACTTCGGTTTTCGTGAGCAGTACAACAGCTACTATGGAATGGATAAGGATGGCGATGATGTCAGGTGGTCCAACTTCTGTCTGAAGCCACTATTCCATATCAAGGACGACCTGAGGCCTGTCCGTCTGTTTGAGATCAAAAACGACGAGCCAGAAGACAAGGCAGAGATCATTGAGCTTGATATGGACACCTTCACATCATCCAAATCCCTTAGAAAGAAACTGCTGGGTATCGGCAACTACATCTGGATGGCAGGTGATGAACAACTGATCAGCATGCAGCGATACCTTGCCAAAGTAACAGAGACAGCGGTGGAGATCAAGCAGCTTGGTTGGCAACGTGAAGGATTCTACGCCTTCTCCAACGGCACACTCAACAATGACGGATGGCATGATATCGACAAGCTGGGCATTGTCAGAATGGAAGAAGGCATATACTACCTGCCTGCCTTCTCAGAGCTTTACAAGAATTCCAAGGAACTTTATATCAACGAGCGCAAGTTCCGCTACACCAACTACTCGAATATATCACTCCACGACTACTTCACACGTATATGCACCGTATTCGGTGACAACGCAAAGATAGCACTGGCCTTCTATGTCGGCAGCCTCTTTGCTGATGTCATTCGTGGCCATGGAATAAAAATACCTATCCTTAACCTTTTCGGTCAGCCTGGTACCGGTAAGACTGAATTCGCACAGGTACTTATGTCTTTCTTCCTGACGGATGCCAACTCGCCTAATATCGAGTCTTCGGTACCATCGCTGGCCGATCATATTGCCTCAGTGTCTAACGCCCTTGTTCACATCGACGAGTATAAAAACTCCATCGATGAGAAGAAGTCACAGTTCCTGAAGGATCTGTGGAACGGCGTCGGGCGTATGCGCATGAACATGGACAAGGATAAGAAGCGTGAACAGGCCAGAGTGGACTCCGTGCTGGTCCTCACAGGTCAGGAAATGCCTACTGTGGACTTCGCACTGTTCACGCGTCTTATCTACCTGTCCTGCGACAAGAAGAACTTCTCAGAGGAAGATAAGAAGAATTTCGATGAGCTCATGAAGTTCCGTATGATGGGAGCTACGCACATCACACTCGAGATCCTCAAACACAGGGAAAGGGTTGTGGCCAGCATCGGCACGGCTTGGAAGAAGGCAGACTCTGACCTTAAGTTCGCACTCAGGGATGAGCAGCTGGCCGTCGACCGATTACGGCAGAACTGGTCTGTCGTACTGACATCCTATCTCGTGCTGAACGACTCCATAGAATGGCCGTTCACCTACGAGGAGCTGCTGCATCTCTGTACCGAGGGCTGCAAGAAGCAGAACGGCCTCTGCAGCACAGTCGATGAGGTGGCTGGATTCTGGCAGATCATCAACGTGGCCATACAGCAGAACCAGCTGGTGAAAGACCAGGACTTCTGCCTGAAGTATGTGCGTCAGCTGAAGGTGACAAAGGCAAGGGAGCCGATCGAATTCGTCAGCGTGAAGGCGGTGCTGATGATCAGGAAGGATATCTTCCTGTCACGGTACATGGAGATTGGTAACAGAATGAAGGTGAAGGTGCTGCCCCGGGAGTCTATCCAGAAATACCTGGAGAACACCCATGAGCATTTCGGTACCAGCAGCACACCTGTGAGATTCAAGAAGTTCAATTCAAACGGATTCCCAGAGGTAGAGATCAAAAAGGATGCTTCTGACAGGGTGGTGTCAGCAAAGACGGTCTGGTACCAGGACCGTCCTATCTGCTTCGACTACGATCTTGTCTCGCAGAAATACAACATCATGCTGGTCAGCGGTACTGGCGACGATAATGATCAGGATGAGCAACCTGTTGCTCAGCAGCAGAACCTTCCTTTCGCAAGGGAGGGCGATGATACTTCTGATTAGTTTCTGGATGTTTGTCTGTTGGGGTGGCTGAGAGGTCACCCCTTTTTATTTTTCTTTTCTTCTTTTTTTATCGCGCGATAAATTTCCGTGTAGCAACATGTGCATTTTGTAGCATCGGGCACAATGTGTTGAAAGTCAAAGATTTATGTGTTGTAGCAACGGGGCGGAAATTTGTAGCACCGATGTAGCATTTTGTAGCATTTATATAATGAAGATATAGATATTGTAGCATTGTAGCATCATATTATAGTAATGCTACAAATAACATATACTGATTATCAGGCAGTTACGTGCAAAATACAGATGCTACACGTTTCTACACACAATTCCTCATGTGCGCGCGAGAAATCTTTTTTGGGTTAAAATAATCCTAATTTGGATTACTTCTTCAGATTTTTATGTATCTTTGCACCCGATAATCCCCTTTAGCAATGAGTGATATAACAATTAGCTTAAAACTGAAACCCTTCATCGCACAGTACCTGGTTCATCACTTCGGTAACCCTGTGCGGTTTGATGACCATTCGGTGACTAACGCCCGGATAGTATGTGTGCTGCAGAGAAGACCGCCGATGTATCCCAGACAGGAAGAGACAGGCGAGGGTATGGTACCCATCTGCATTCCCTACTCTAAACAGAAAGATCCCGCATCATGGAACTACGTTTCTGAAAGCGGGAAGAAATTCATCATCGACCATATTGAAGCCATCTTCCTCAGTAACCTTTGGAATGAGATGTCTCAGATGTGTGGTGACGACTCTAAGCTGCAGTCGGCTGCCTATGCCTGGTGCGAGATGCACGGCATCAGTCTCGACTATGCAGACACCATCCGAATGAGGTTCTACCGTGAGAAGACAAAACTGCTTCGTCACGGCATAGATCTGCGAAAAAAAGGCAGAAGTAAAAAGGAAGTTAAATTCTAAAATTTTTGTTAAATATACTATTTATATTTCCCATAAAGAACCCCTTATTTGTTCAGATGCGTCGTTTAAGTACAGTTAAGAAATAAATACATATTTTATGAATTTGGTCAAAATTGTCATTGGAGTGGATGTGATTGAGGCAAGTAGCCTTGATGGCATGAACATTGTTAGGAAGGGTGTCGTTTCACTTCTTTCAAACCTTTCATGGGTACCAGTCAGGATCCAGGTACCTGCGAAACTCACTATTATAAATAAGGTTGACGATAAGAACACGGTGTGGACGACCACACTCCAGTTCCGTACCTGCGAGGACTGCTCTGGGCGCAAACATGCGTGTTACAGGGTGCATCTGTCAGATGGCCGGAAACTGCTTATCGGTTCTTCTTCTAGACCGTTCCCGGTAACAGTCACCAACGATTCGATGCCTGACAATGTCACTGACAGTCAGCTGCAGGAAGTGACGGTTACCCTCACTTCGAAGAATAAACCACCACAAATGGCTTAGTTTCAAGTTGTTTTATAATTTTCCTTTCCTGATTACCTTTGCGCTAAACAAAGGTAATTATGAAGAAATACGACCTATACCTTACTGGCACGGTCGGCTGGAGCATAACAGCCGACTATGTCAAGTATATGCTGGATAAGAAGCAGGGTAAGCCCGTTGACGTCGCTATCTGCTCACTGGGTGGCTATGTGGATACTGGCCTCCAGATATATGAGCTCTTCAAGAATCATGGAGATGTAAATGTAGACTTCATCGGGATGTCCGCTTCTGCAGCAACGTTCATGGCAATGGGCGCCAAGAACATACGAATGGCTAAGAACGCCCTTATTCTCATTCATAACTCAATGACTTGGGTGGATGAGTGGGGCTCTCGTAACAAAGAGCAGATTGATGCTGCCATCGACCGCCTTAAGTTCCAGCGCGACCAGCTGTCAACAATAGATGACGTGCTGGCGCAGATCTATGCTGACCGCAACGGCAAGAGCGTCGAGGATGTAAAGGCGAAGATGAAGGTGGCTGCTTGGATCAAGGCTGCCGACGCCAAGGATTTCGGTATCGTTGATGAGATCATCGAGGCCGAAAAGGTGGAAGACAAGGCTTCCAACATCATCACGGATTCTGTAATCAATGAAATGGGTCTCCCAGCTCTCCCTGAAGGTTTTAACACAGAGACGGGCGAGCAAAATCCAGCTGGCATTCTCCAAAAGGCGATGGAGTTGCTAAAGGGGCTCAAAAACTCTTTCGCCGACAATTCTAAAAATAAAATGATCACTATCTTCAAAGCTGTGATGGCTGTGTTGGCCGTCAAAGACGGTTTCCAGCCAAATGAAAAGGGTGAGATCACCCTTACTCAGGATCAGATGCAGAAGATCGAAGATCAACTGAAGACCCAGGATGATGCCTGCAAAGAGGCTAAGACCCTGATTGACACGCTGAAGGCTGAGAACAAGCAGCTGAAGGATGATGTCGATGCCAAGACTCAGGAGATCAACGATCTGAAGGCTGGTGCTGGTGAGACTGGTAATGGTGGTACCAAGGTTGAGGACGAAGGACTCAATGGTGCTGCTGAGTTGTGGAATTCTATTAAAGAAGCGTAACTATGGGAGAGTTCATTGTAAACCAGGGACAACCTGTGGTTGATCCTAAGACGACCTTCACGCCTGACGCTCTGAAGGATGCGTTCCAGAAGTACCGCACGGAACTGATTGTTATGCCTATGTTCGCTATGGCAGCCGCCATGAAGCACATGGGCTTTGCAGACGGTATCCGTTACAAGGAGCATATCCATGAGATGAAGGGCAAGTTCCAGATGGGTAACTTCGACAAATACAAGAAGGGCAATGGCGCTATCAACATCGAGCAGCGCACACTCGAGACCTTCCTTGGCAACTGTATCGAGCCCATCGATCCCATCAGCATCTATAAGTCGCTGTGGGGCTCAGACGTCACCAAGGGCGAGGCTCTGAAGAATGTGCCCTGGGTGAAGCGCGTATGTGCCTATATCATGAAGCAGCTCGGTGAGAACATGTTCAACGTGATGTGGACCGCCAAGCGCGATGAGACGGACACCACCACCACAAAGAAGTGGTTTAATGGCTTCTGTACCATCGAGGATGCAGAAATCCTTGCTGGCAAGATGGCCAAGGAGATCGGAAACATGTACATTCTTCCTGAAGCTTTCACTCCGGAGAATGCAGAAGACCTGCTGAAGGACTTCTACTGGGGTAACGTGGCTGCAGGATGGAAGGGTGTAAGCCCCAAGCTCCGTGGCCAGAACCTGAAGCTCTTCTGCTCTGACTGGACGAAGCACTGCTATGAGGAGGCATACCAGATGAACCATGGCGCACTGCCTTACAACCGTCAGTATGAGCAGGCACATCTCGAGGGCGCTCCTCGTGTTGAGCTGGTGCCTCTTGCAAACGTACCTAACAACTACCTGTCACTGACTCCAAAGAACAACATTATGACGCTGTGGAACCAGCGCACCTCTGATGAAAACTTCCTGGTTGAGAAGTCACTGACCTCTCACTATGATGTTGACTTCATCGCCAACATGTTCTTCGGTGAGCAGTACCAGAGCATCAATCCTGAGATCCTCTGCGTGGCACGTCTTGCCGGTGTGGACTACAACGATGATGAGAAGGCTTTCAGCCTCAATCCTCTGGAGGAGACTGAAGAGCAGCCAGGCCAGGGTGGCGAGCAGCAGGGCCAGGGTGGCGAGCAGCAGGGCCAGGGTGGTACACAGCAGGCCGGAGCCGGTGAAGATCATGCTCAGGGCGATGGCACAAACCTTGACGGTGAGTAATAACTATAAAAAAGTATTAGATTATGGCTAACAATTGCACTACTGATATCGATCTTTACGAGAATGTAGGTTTCTGCGTCGGTCAGGCTTCACTGCCTGGCATGCGCCCGCACTTCTACATGATCCGTCGTGAGGATATCGTGACCTTCCCCAAGGTGAAGGGCACTGCAGCCACTAAGATGGAGGATGTCGTTGTCATCGCTGACAACTTCGTCCTGGCTGCTGACAAAAAGTGGAAGAAAGTCGAGCTGATCGAAGGTGAGTCCGAGCCTTCTTGCGAAGGTCAGGGTTCCGAGGGTAGCCGTTCCTTCCTTAACAAGGTTTCGCTCGTGCTTCCTGGAACCGAGAAGAAGGTTTCTTCTCTCATCTCGCTGCTCAACAACGATGATGTTGTAATCGCCTATCCGCAACGCGGAGGCGCTATCCGTATCATCGGTAATGAGATGTTCCGTGTTCAGTTCGAGCTGAGCCAGAGCGCAGGTAAGGCTGTGACTGACACTGCTCAGACCACCATCAACGCTTCCGTCTCTGACGTGAACCCGGCTCCCTTCTATGAGGGCGTGCTGGCCACCGAGGATGGAAATATCGATGGTAAGACTGATACAATGACTCAATAAGTCTGGAATTCTTCATATAAAGTTGTGTTCGGGAGGCTGGCATCCGTGCCGACCTCCCGTTTTTAAATTGTAAGGAATATGGCAAAGTTAGATCCGAAATTTACAGAAGCGCTGGTGGCCTGGTATAAGGGCGACCATAGTTCTGATGAGTCTATCAGAAAAGGCGCAGAATTGTTACTCCAGGTCAATCGAAACAGGGTTCTGTACCAGCAGATCGTGCGTACACCGCAACGCATGGTTAAGAAACTCGAGTATGAGATCAAGAAACACATCGACATCCGTCTGGACGGCTATTCGCTCGATGACGTCAAGAAGATGGCTGCAGAGGTGCTACCGCATATCTCAGCAGCTGCTGACGCTGAGATGTCAGCTGACAGCCTTCCGTTCATCGAGGAGCAGGAGGGTAAGGTCTATCCTGAGGTGAAGAGTCTCGGCAAGCGCCCTGACCATGACAAGCTTCCTGATGACATCAAGAAAATATGGGATGTCAACGCAGAGCGATGGAAGAAGATCAAGGCCACATTCGAGCTGTGTAAGACACTCAACGCTCCGTGTGACCTGTATGAGCACCTGAAGATCCTGAAGGAAGCATGGTATTCCTATAAGAAGGACATGGCCAGATATGATGACTTCCAGGGCACGATGGAAGAGATGGTGACATTCACCAAGGGGAAGGCACTTCCTGAAAACGAACAGCAGATGGTTGACTACGCACAGTCCTACATCTCCCGTTACCTCCCACAGCTGAAAGAGCTGGCACAGGAGGCTAAAGAACCTGACTTCACCGATGGTCAGAAGGCAAAGCTGGAAGATCTGCGCGTAAAGATCCAGGACCGCGTGAACATCCTGCTGAAGGCCGGTGTTATCCTGTCGGAACAGCGTAAGGAAGATCTTACAAGCGTTGATGTCGCTATTGTCAATCCTGTAGAAGACTCTTCTGATGCCGAAGGGGAGAAATCTGAATAGTATCCTCAGACCCCTTGCCAAATGCCCACTACAGAGCTATCTTGGCAAGGGGCTTCACACGCTTGGACTGCTCTCTTGGATTCTGGAGCAGACCGGGCGTGCTGATGTGTATGTGTCCACGTTCTCAACGTCGGACGCCTTCCTCCGAGGATTCTATAACCTGAGGAAGAAGGATCTCATCGCCCACTCCGTGCTGCTGGCAGACCTGAAGGCCTCGAAGAAAACCGTGAAGCTCTACAGGGAGATGCAGGTGTGCTTCGACAGCGTCTTCCTTACAATGAACCACTCCAAAGTGGTACTCGTGCAAAATGATTCACACTTAGTGTCAGTCATTTCCTCTCAAAACCAGACGTATGGCGACCGTGCGGAATGCACGATCATCACGACGGATCAGGAAGTGTTCCTGCAGCAATACTCAGGATTCAAGGAACTTGTAGATGATAACTCAATTCAACTGAATGGACTATTCTCAGAACTTGCTGGAAGAGATCAGGATGCTAGCCAGCAAACTGACTCCTATTACGGAGATTGGCGTCCTTTTGGATATCCCGATTAACGAGCTGCGGGATGACATAGCAACGGAGGGCAGCCCTGCATGGTCAGCTTTTCACAAAGGATTGGCGCAGACCGCAAAAGAGATGCGTGAAATGGACATGGAACTGGCTAAAGCAGGATCACCTGCAGCAGCAGAAGCACTTCGTACTCATCTAAAACGAATTATGAATGATTTATGAGCGTTCCCGTAGATATAGATAAATACCAGGGCTGGCTTGCACTCGATGAGGACGAGCTGCAGGAGGAGCATGTGCCGGCGCAGGTCATCGCCCGCGTCGTCAGGCTCAGGGCACTGTATACCTACTGGTGCCGCTTCTCCTCTAAATCGACACGTGACATCGTGGAATTCGACATACTCCAGTTCAAAGTAGGGGAATCACAGGCCTATGATGACATGACGATCCTGAAGGTGATAGTTGGAAACCTACAGGAATCGTCGAAGAAGTTCTGGAGATGGCGCATCAACCAGATGCTGGAGGATGACCGCAAGGCAGCCAAGCGTGACGGCGATCACCGGGCAGTGGCTGCCATCGAGAAGAACTTCATCAAGAATAATATGACAGACAAGGAGGATACTCCTGACCTCGCTTATGATAAGATCGTGCCGCTGGAGATCGTTCCGACGGACGATCCTACTGTCATCGGCATTAAGAAGATACCTGACCTCAGAGGCAAGGTTCGCAAGCTGCTGAAGAAATACGACGGTGACATCGAGTATGCTGATTTCGTCGAGTTGCCTCCAACCGATAATAGCGAAGAGAATGGCAGAGAAGCAGAAGGTATATTATAATGATGCGCAGATGTACCCGCTGATGCTGCAGCCCCGCAACCTCATCGGTGTCATGGGGCGTGGTACTGGTAAGGGTATGATCGACGCGACACGTCAGATCCAGGTGTTCCAGCAGATGCCGGGAAGCACCACAGGCTTCGTGTCTCCATCGTATAAGAAATGTCTGACCACCACGCTGCCCTCACTCCTAGTACACTGGGAGCGATGGGGCTTCAAGCGTGATGTTCACTATACCGTCGGTAAGAAGCCATGGAAGGCGTTGAAATGGAAGGATCCCATCTTCACACCTCAGAACTGGGAGAATGTCATCGGGTTCTATAACGGCTCCGTGTGCCAGATCATCACACAGGACCGTGAGGGCGCATCCAATGGTATGTCTCTCGACCATGTGCTGATTGACGAGGCAAAGTTCGTGGACTATGAGAAACTGAAGAATGAGACGTTCCAGACAAACCGAGGCAATGAGATGTTCTTCGAGAAATGTCCGCTGCATCATGGACTCACAATCACCTGCGACATGCCCGTGACGAAAAAGGGCTCATGGTTCCTGCAGTACGAGAAGCTCATGGATAAAGAGCTCATTCAGGTCATCGGTGGGCTGGTGCATTACAGGTGGCTCACCATGCAGCGCATGGAGCAGCATCCGGAACGCTATGAGCATTACCAGCGCGAACTGGCAAGAGTGAACGCACAGCTGGCTTTCTTCCGTAAACAGGCTTACCTGTATGTCGAGAGACCTTCGATATATAACCTGGCAGTGCTCGGAGAGGATTTCATCAAACGCATGAAGCGTGAGCTGCCTCCCCTGGTGTTCGCTACCTCCATCATGTGCAAGCGCATCACCATCGCTCAGGATGGGTTCTATGGATCCATGCGTGAGGATGTCAACCTCTATACTGCTCCTAACAAGTCCAAGCTGTCCCTGTCTGACCTCGGGGACGGTAAGACTTTCGAGAATGACTGCCGGCTGGACGCTGACCTGGACCCGAACTTACCGCTGATGATCGCACTTGACGTTAACAACAATATCAACTGGCTCGTGTGCGGGCAGGTTCATGCCGATGGAAAGCTACGTGTCATCAAGTCGTTCTACGTGACCTATGAGCGCCGTCTGGCAGAGCTGATGGATGACTTCTGCGCCTACTATGAACATCACCGTACCAAACAGGTCATCTTCTTCTTCGACCACACGTTCAAGGGCAACGGCTTCGCTCTCAACCAGAACGACGACTTCTACATCTTCATATCCAACTTCCTGCGCGACCACGGCTGGTTCTGCGAAGAGGTATACATCGGTCGTGCCATGAACCATATCGACAAGCAGCAGCTGATCAACCGTATGTTTGTCGGAAGGGCTACTCATCAGGTGCTTATCAACCGTGATAACAACGAGGCTCTTCTGTTGTCAATAGAGACGGCTGGCGTATATCTGGGTAAGAAGGACAAACGCTCCGAGAAACTGCCTGAGAGTGAAACAGATCCTTTGTATGCCCGTACGGACGGCTCAGATGCCTTCGACACGTTGTGCATCGGTGTGGAGAGGCACCTGCAGGACTTCTATTCAGGCGAGGTGTCCGGGGGCTTCGTCTCATTCTTCGGGCAGTAGGCTCCCTGCGCTCGGTGGTCATCATCTGCATGGCATCATACTTGTTTGGCATGACGGGCTCTGCTGATGAATCGTTTTCTTTTTCTGAATGTAATGGGGTAGGACATCGCGTCTTCCGATCTCATTTTATTTTGGTATGTCATCTCGTAATGGTGGCGCTGGCTTTTGTCACAGCCCCCTATGAGTCATGGCGTACCGCTTCCTGGTAGTTCCCGACATCGGCGTTTTCATATCCCATCCGCTGCTGATCTCCTCTGCCGGGGTTGGTGGCGCAAATTCCCGTGTCTGACGTTGTCATTTCCCTTTTTCTGAGACTTCGACGCTAAAAGTCACCTGCTTTCATCCTTTTTCCTTTGCAAAGGTAGCCCAAGCGTCATCCGTCAAGTACCAGTCACAGGCTCCTTATATCCGCACAAAATTAGCAGCAGCCTTCCGCATTTTCTTCTTAACGGCAAGCCTAAAGAAAATGGGGTATTCCACTAATTTTCCTTGATATTCCTTGTCTTTGCATGACTGTTCCTTGTTGGCTCTTCATTGCACGTAAAAATTACAAAAGCTGGTAACAGCTTCAAAGTTTAACTCAAAAAAAAGAAAATTATGACAACAGTATCTCAGACATCGGAAATTATCTCGCGCCCCTACAACCGCAGCAGAAGAGAACAGCAGCTCTATAAGGTGGTAATAAACGCTGAAGACGGGAACTATCAGGAGTTCGAAATCGAGGCTTCCTCATTATCGGAGGCAGAGGCAAAAGCCAACGAAATCGCCTATCAGGAGATGACGGACATCACCTATGTTGAGATCTACAAAGTCGCTTAAATGTCTAACCCTATAACATTCAGAATCATGGAAAAGAAGAATTTCATCAACGCATCGCTCGTTAAGTCAAACAAGTCAGAAGGTATGGTATGGATGATAACCACAGAGGGCTGGGAGCCTAAGTACTGCAAGAACGCTGCTGCAGCCCTGAAGTACGCCTTCATGCTGAAGAAGTCCACAGGTAACTACCTCTCCAGAAACACCATCGAGGCATTGAAGTTCGCCATCGCCTCACGGAAGAAACAAGTCTCTACTATGTAAACACTCTCAGCCAGTAGGGGCGGCCATCGACCGCTAACAGAAAGGGCCGTGCTCTACTGGCAATTTTCAGAAACCCCTATTATTCACTTCTAATTTCAAAGCATTATGAAAGAGAACAATTCCAACAAGACAAACGGTACTGAGCGTGTCGTATCTCAGTTCACAGAGATGATGGTTAAGACCATCGAGAGCATCCAGCAGGGATGGCGCAAGACGTGGATCACCACTGAGGCATCAGGTCGCCCACTGTCCTTCGCAGGGCGCGAGTACAGCTATATGAACGAGTTCTTCCTGTACATGCACTGCGAGATGATGCAGTTCAGGTATCCGGTGTATATCACAGTGAAGAAGGCTAACCAGCTGGGCGCACACATCAGAAAAGGCGCCAAGAGCGCTCCAGTGCTCTTCTGGAAGATCGACGTGAAGGACGAACACGGTAAGCGCATCTCCATCGATGACTTCAGGAACCTGTCACGAGCCGAACAGGATAAGTGCGAGACGTATCCCGTACTGAAGTACTACAACGTCTTCAACATCGAGGACACGAACCTTCAGGACGTACAGCCTGAAATGGTACGAAAGCTCATCGACAACAACTTCACCGTCCCCGAGCTCAAAGGGACGGATGGCATGTATGCCAATGAGCAGCTGGATGCCATGCTGAAGAATCAGTCATGGGTATGCCCCATCGCCTGCAAGCAGCAGAACGGGGCTTATTATAGCCGCAGCACAGACAGCATCACACTGCCGGAGAAGCAGCAGTTCAACCTAGGCGGATCCGATGAGGACATCTTCGTATCCGGACAGGAGTTCTACTCCACGATGCTTCATGAGATGACGCACTCAACAGGCACTCACGACCGCCTGAACAGGAAGAAAGGCAATGAGTTCGGCGACGACCTCTATGCCAGGGAAGAGCTCGTGGCTGAGCTCACGGCTGCGCTGATGGGGCATCAGCTTGGCTTCAACACGCGTGTTCAGGAGAACAACGCTGCGTACCTGGGCTCCTGGCTCAAGAGCCTGAAGAAGGATCCCAAGTTCCTGGTCAGCCTGCTGGCCGACGTGAACAAAGCTGCCCAGATGATAGGGCAGCACATCAATCAGGAGGCAGCGTAAGGCTGCCTCTTTTCGTTTCACCTAAATGCTTACGGATATGCTGAAGTACGCTATATACGAATACGTCCCACAGAGGAGACTGGAAAGGTCTACCTTCGAGCAAAGGGAGATCCACAGAAGAGTCCTTGACTTCAAGGATGGAAGAAACTACGCTAAGCTATGGGCTGCACGCTCCATGGCTCTGGCTCTGTCCCTCGTAAACCTCAGAGACGTGGCTATCGTATGTATCCCTGCGTCAAGCAGGTACTCGCATATCCGTAGGTATAAGGAGTTCACCCGTCTGCTTTGCAGCATGACTGGCGCCATCAACGGCTTCGACTGGATCGATGTTTTCTCCACACGTGAGAAACGTCACCTCTCCGAGGACAGGTCGAAAATCGACATCATGCAGAACACCAGGATAAGCAGCATCGTCAAAGGCCAGAAGATTCTGGTCATAGACGACGTCTGCACTACCTGCGCTACGGCAGACTATTTCATAGACTGCCTTCGTAGGGCAGGCGCACATGTGTGCATGGCTATGTTCCTGGCCAAGACGCAACAGCGTCGATGGTAACCCCTGAAGGGAGATAGGTAGGCAGGCAAGAGAATGAGGAAGGATATGCAGGTATGCACATTCTCCTCATACACATGCCTACCTGATAGTGTCAGTCCCCACCCCTGACCCCGGCACAATGCGGAATATGTTGGCGATGCCAATATAATCCACATAGAGCCGCCTTAACCGCAAATGTCGTGCCATAGTGCCCGTATTTCGGCGGTGGGGCGCAAAATCACCTAATGCAAATTTTCGTAATAAGTCTTTACATATTCCGCTATCGTTTCAGAGGAAAGTCGAAGGCGAGCGTAGGGCGGTGGGGGGTGTGCTTGCGTTGCAGCCTGGCGTTTTCGGCACGCAAAACCGCTAACTTCCACAGAGCCAGCGGTTTTGCGTGCCGCGGTAGTGGAATTTCTGTGCGAAATCCACTTTTGGGGCTTGTCTGCCTGACTGTAAACGGTCATTCAGCCTGCGTTTTTCTTTTCATTCGTGGCGACTTTCCTGTTTATCGACCTCTAAACTGATATTTTGCTGGATGCTAGACTAAAAGAGTGGAAAGTGGTAAATTTTTCTTCTTTTCTTTGGTTAATCGTATTTTCTTCGTATATTTGCAGCGAAGTATTAGTAATCATTTAGCATTATGAAGAAAATCATTATTGTATTTGTGTTGGCTCTGATGAGCCAGCCTGGGTGGTCAAAAAAGAACAAGCCGAGTTATTTTGAGACTCACGATCCCTCTCCAGACTCGGTGTTAGTTGATTGTTCTCTTTCAAAAGAAAATGGTTTGTATTCCATTACAGCCGTTGACACCTTGGAAGGAAAGTCTGCAGAACAACTGTTTGGGCTTGCAAAAGAGTGGATAGGTCGTACATATAACGACCCCAAAAGCGTGATCAAGTCTGAGAACCCGCCTTCTCAATTAGTTTTTGAGGGGCAATTATGTTCAAACTTGCATGGTAGACTTGAAATTAAATTCAAGGATGGACGAATTCGCTGGAATCTCTATAACATAAATATAAAAGTAGAACCATCGATTGTAAGATATGTCGGTTATTCTAGCAAATCCGTCGAAGAGGTACCAAAGTATTCTATGAATAGAGGAGAAAGAGGTGCTAAATGGCTAATGGCTGATTTATATGCATTCATTACCAACTTTAGAAAAAGTATGGCTTCAAAAGAGGAAGATGACTGGTAAAAGAAAGTATTCTATCAAAATTTGCTAAAATTTTCCCGAATTTCTTTGGAGGTTCGGGATTTTTTTGTACCTTTGCCAACGGTTAAAGAACGATGGTAGTCCATCCGTCAGGGCGCACGTCAGACGCTCAGCTTGTTAAGCCGGGCATTTTTTTTGCCATCAGAGTAGTTACTCGTAACATACTTCTACGGCTGCCTTCTCGTGAACAATTTGCCCTCGGGTGAGTCATCGTTCTTTAACCAACGGGAGGTGCAGCCGTTTCTCTGTCTCCTCGCCAGTGGGGTTCGCTGGCATTGGTTAAAGAACGATGCAATATGCAACAGTTATCACTTCAGTTCGAGGGCTATGCCGACGAGATGCGGCAGCCGGTAGAGGTAAGCGCTACCACACAGCGCGTGATGAATCTCGTGACCAAGGCTATGCCAAAGGTCATCCTCTTCTCTCAGGCAGCAGCTGCTGTCACATTCGGTTTCGGTTTGATGTTTTTGGCAGCAATCATAGGAGGGTAGGCTTATGATACTGAGCGAGTACGAGGCCAAGCGTGCAGAGCTTGACCAGAAGATGAAGGAGATCGGTGAGCGCGAGGCTGAGCACAAGATGGAGCTCTCCATCAAGTATCAGGCAGAGTGCAAGAAGATCCAGTCTCAGATCGGCCAGCTGAAGAAAAAACAGAAGGAGGCCTTGAAGCAGTACCAGAATGACAAGATGTGGTTCCATCGCAAGTATCGGGATGAGAAACACGAGATCACTCAGAAGATGCACATGCTACGCATGGAGTACCTGACAGTCAACGGCATCAAGGAAGGAGGTGATGTATGAGCATCATTAACATGAAGCCTGAGGCCGTGGAGCTGGTGAACCGTCTCTGCGACCCTGGCAACCTCGAAGAGAGGATCATTGCCATTGAAGGTGCAGAAGACCAGCTTCAGAAGATGGCATATGACCAGAGCGAACCGTTGATAGGCTATGACCTCTATGAGATAGCCTTTACTCTCAAGATTTACAGAAAGGAATTACAAGAACTTAAAACACTTTTGGAAAATGGAAAAGCAGAAGGAAGATCTAGTCAGGAACCAGGTGATTGATGCCTACTTCAAGTTCCGCAGCAACCTACCTCAAGAGGGGTATGTTCAGCAGAACAGGTCAACACAGGAGATTCTTGATGACCTAGCAGATATGATCTATCTTACATCTAACGATATCGTGGAGTACTTAGTTCAACACGAGTATGCCCCAACCACAGAGCAAGATGGTACCGTAAAGTGGGCCATCTGGAGAATCATTTAATCACATAGATTGTTTTTTTATTCATTTCGGGCTGCCTGCAGAGATTGCACGCAGCCTTTTTTGTAGTTTTATAATTATAAGGTTAACCTTAACTTTGCACTATGATTACATTGTACACCTCATTTCAGTCTAAGGAATTCTCCTGTCAGGTGCCCGATATCAGATTGGCGATATCGCTGACAAGAGTATTGCTAACCGTCACCGTCACAAAGTCTGGTGATCAGCAAGAGATATACAGCGAATACCTCTATCCTGACCGTAGTGGCGTTATCACCCTGAGCGACATGGATAAGCTCATAGAGCCTTACGCCAACAAGTGGCTGACTTTCGACCTTGCTGTGACTATCAGGGAGGAAAAGGTGACACAAAACAGTGCCGGAAACGAGGTGATTAGCAATACCAGCGAGAGAAGTCTTTCGACGACTGTTGTCAGCTGCAAGGCGAACATCCTGAATAAAACTGCCAGCAGCTGGTGCACTTCCCGTTTCCTTACACTCATGGATGGTGCCAGGACTACCGCCATCGGATGGCTGGAGCGTCTCAGCTATATTGGCAGCGAGGTGCCTACATGCACGGCTTACTATGCAGGAGGAAGCACGCTACAGTGGCGTGTGCCTGTACTCTCGACAGGTGAGGTGACTGTCATCGACACCTCTTCCGAGAATTTCGTCTCTTCAGGCCGTGAGCTGCTGCGCTATGTCATAGTGGCTGGTACCAGGCGAATGATCTATGAGATTGATATGGAAGTGGAGCCGGAGGTGGCTCCAGTTCTTCTCTTCTGGAACTCCTTCGGTGTTCAGGAACTGGCATATTGCACGGGCGAGCTTAAGCAGGTGTCATCCTTTGATCGCAAGCAGGCACGTATCGGTCGCCTGAAAGAGACTTATGACATGGAAGAGAAGGAGAGCTTCAAGGCTGACACGGGTATATTGACGTTCCCGATGGCAAACTGGTGGCGCGAGGTATTGCGCTCTAAGGAAATCTTCGTTTGCAATATTGTCAATGGAACAGTGGATACAGATGGCAAGCCCGTCGTCATTACCTCAGAGAAGATGGAACTGTCGAATGCACCTGATGCATTACCACGCTTCACCTTCGAATACGAGTATGCTGACCGCAATCACAACATTTTCGACGTGAGGGCTGAAGGCCGAATCTTCGACGATACCTTTGACTATACATTTAACTAGATCGATGGAGCAGAAGAAACCAATTCACATGAAGGAGGGGCAGCAGCTGCTGGACGTAGCCCGAGATGCCAGACAGAAAGTTTGGATCACTGCCTGGGACTCACAAGGCAATATCGTCCATTACGACGGATGGCTAGTCAGCAGCTCCAACTGGCGCGGTGGATGGCACCGGCTCACCAATCCCGTGAGCAGGGAAATCAGGACAATTCCTGACATCTTTATGTTTAACATTAACGGACATCCAATATATCTATGAAGAAAGATAGAAAGAACATGATGGTACCGGTTGGTACCAAAGGCGACTATGAGGTGTACCAGATCATGCAGGGATCAATTCAGGATTCCATCGCACTGGAGGCAGAGATTTCCACTCATTACAAGAAGGATACTGATGGCATCTACGGCGCACAGGATGAGACGAACCTTGCCAAGATCACAATCGGAGGCAGGGACTATGAATATGTGCGTTTCGGTGATGATGACCAGGCTCCTTATAGGAATCAGGATCTCATCGAGCAGAACATGGTGATGAGCCAGTGTCAGCATTTCAACATCCTGACATGCTACGGTCAGGGCATCCGCTTCCTGGACCGTGAGACGGGTGAGATGACGCAGGATCCTGAAATCAGACGCTTCTGCCTGACGAATTCCATTCATCGCCTGTGGCTGAGGATGTCGAATGACATCAAGTACCACTTCTTCACGGTGATGGTCATACACCTATCCCGTGACCATAAGCGTATCGTTCAGGTAAGGATGAGAAACGCCTGTGACTGTCGCTTCCCTCTTCGCAACAAGTACGGCTGCATGGAATATGTGATATGCGGTGACTTTAGGGATAACCATCACCATGGAGAGTATGAGGTCATCCCCCTTCTCGATGAGATAGATCCGCTGGACGATCTCCTGTACCGCATGGGGCAGCAGCCGAGCATCTACACGGCAGAGAGAGCAGATAAGCCACAGGACGGAAAGGAATGTAAGTTCGCCATCCTCTGTGTCGTGCCTACACCCGGCTACAGGATCTATCCGATACCTCCTTACACGTCGATATACAAGGATGCTTGGTACGACATCTATCGCCTGATAGGCATCGGCAAGCGTTACATGATAAAGAACACCTCTGCACCTCGTATTCAGGTAGAAGTGCACCGTACCTACTGGGACAACGTCTGCCGTGAGGAGAATATCACCGATCCGAAGAAACGCATCGAGCGTATCAAGAAGGAGAGGGAGGATATCACCAACTTCTGCACGAAACCGGAAAATGCGGGAAAGGCGTGGATCACCAGTTATGACACCACACCTGAAGGAAAGGAGAAAAGGATGGTCCGCGTGTATAACCTCAATGAGGGCAACAAGAAGGAAGGCGGTGACTGGAGCGACGACATGCAGGAGGCATCCAACAGCCTGTGCTTCGCCATGGGCGTACACCCGAATATGGTCGGTGCCGTGCCAGGAAAGGCTCAGATGAACAACTCTGGCTCTGACAAGCGCGAGCTCTTCACACTGAAGCAGGCAATAGAGAAAGCCTTCCATGACGTGATGGAGGTGCCTTTCCACGTGATTTCTTACTTCAACAACTGGCAGGACAGGTTCACATTGGATGTGCCCATGATCCAGCTGACCACTCTGGATGAGAATAAAGACGCTAAAGAGACAACTGTTAACGCTGATAGCAATGGAGATCAATCTGAAAATAACTAAAGAGTCCTTCGAACAGGCGGTGCCTGTGGCAAGGGAGCCGAAAGGAAATATCTTCGCCAAACTGGAGGAGAGAATCAATGCGTGTATAGAGGATATCGCCGACGATCGTCTGGGTGATGTCGGTATTGCTGAGTGTAATGCCCATGAGGATGGGAAACTTGCCAAAACGGTCCTTTCCCTTGCATCGGTGGATGTGTTCCTTCATCAGATGCGAGACCTGGATCTGGTACTTACGGCATCCGGATTCGGTGTAGTATCCACCCAGAATACGGCTCCTGCATCTAAGATGCGTGTGGATGCCTTAGACGGTGAGATGCGCGTGGAGTTGCTCAGACTCAATGATGAGTTGTCGGAGCTCTGCTTCAAACTTGAAGGATGGTACCAGCAGGGACTGGTTGTCATTGAGTCGCTTTTCTGCTTCTTCAAGCTGATGAAACCGTTTGGCGGGTTCCAGTCGCCTCTGGCAAAGGACTGGCAGGATGCTCAGGCCGTGATCCTCTCCACTGACCGTTGGCTGAGGGAGAAGATATCCGATGAGTATATGAATGAGCTCATCGAACAGATGGCGACAAACTCCCTGACTGCTCCCAACAGGGGCATCGTACATCAGATACGGCGTATCATCGGCGTGGCTATGCAGGGCAACAACCAGGCTGTGACGGAATACTACCGCCGGCTGATGAACACGCTGGAAGCGGACACAGAAACCTTCAGCACCTATGCAGGAAGCCTGGCTTATGAGACAAACCACTTCAAGCCCTATGAGAACACAGAAGACTCTGGCGCCTTCCATTTCGTCGGATAGGGTGCTGCACCTGCACTGTCCTGCCTCCTGGGGTGAACTCTCCGGCAGGCAGCTCAGATATGTGCTCACGCTCATTGGAAGCAATATGTACAATGACGTGGAGATACGCACGCTCATGCTGATACGGTTCTGCGAAATCAACGTCATAAAGAAACATACTGAAGGGTTCTGGTCTTGTTCTGTAGTCCTTGACAACGGAAAGACTCACTTCTTCGACCTGCAGACATGGCAGATACAGGATATGATCGGGCAGCTGGAGTTTGTTAATCGTCCGGAGGATATGGATGTGAGGCTGGAGAGCATTCAGGGATTCCAGGCGGTGGACAGACTCCTGCACGGTCTCCCCTTCATCGACTATCTGAATCTGGAGGTCTGCTATCAGGGTTTCCTCAGGACAAAGGGCAGTGACCGTGTAGAGGCGATGGCAAAGATTCTCTACCGTGATAAGGACGGTAACCTGCCTGACCGCATCTCTCTCGATATCGCAGAGCAGACAGGCACACTGTTCTGGTTCTTCAACATCAAGAAAGAGTTCGCACGTGCCTTCCCGAACTTCTTCCGTCCCGTCAGCACCGTGGGCGGAGGCAACTATAGCATCCTCGATGCCATCAACGCCCAGCTGAGGGCGCTCACCGATGGGGACGTGACCAAGGAGAATACTGTTAAACAACTGGACTGCTGGCGGTGCCTGACAGAGCTTGACGCTAAGGCTCGCGAAGCAGAGGAATTCAAACGGAAATATGGAAATAAATAAAGACACCTTCGATGCGATTACCTATCTAAAAGACTTGGCTGATAAGAACAGGTTGGCCAAGGGCAACGGTTTCTTCATTGGAAACTGCTCAGGACCTGACGGACTTGATCAGGTCATGGCAGAATATCGTGACTACGCTAACTTCATACTCATCGACGACACGACAGATGGTAATACCTTCGGCGCAAAACCGGGCTGGTTTGACCGTAAGGTGTATGCCGTATACATCATCGTCGGCTATGACCTTGGCAACGAAGCCATGTACAAAGAGAAACTGGAGCTGGCGCGTACGATCTTCAAACAGCTGCTGTCGCGTATCATTCGTGACAAGGCGTCGATGGCCTTTGGCAAGGCACTCATGTACCTGAATCTGGAAACGGTGTTCAGTCATGAGTATGGCCGCTACTCCTTCAATGGTGCAACGGGGTTGTTCTTCCAAATTCAGAACAACGAGCCGCTGAACCTGGTGTTTGACCCTGATGAGTGGGAGGAGTAAGCCATGGGATACATGAAGAACCTCGCCATCAAGAGGCGTGAATATCGAAGGCTTGGGCACGGTCGTACCCCCCAGCAGGAGGATCGTGAAAGGTATCTCAGGGAATGGACAGAGAATATGAAAACCTATTGGCGTGAGCGTATTGACATGCTGCGCGTCGTCGATACGGGCAGCCTTCGTTCACAGATCGAAGGTGCTTTGATGCTCCAAGGCGCCAACGCAGTAATCACACACTCTTTCCCTGCATACGGAAAATATCAGGATGATGGTACTGGCAGGGAATTCTCTAACGAAGGGTATACTGATTCGTTGGGGCGACACTACGATTCAAAGCGACAGAAAGACGGTACACTTCCGTTCCTCCTGCCTGGTGGTGAGGAATACCGTATGGAGCATGGCCTTGACAAACCAAAGAAGGTAGGTCCGGCATGGGGTGGACGTGTGGCTGGTGGTCATCCTAGACAGCCAAAACCTTGGTTCTGGTCTAAGTACTATGCTTCACGTATGGTTCTCAACGAGTTGGAACAGGAGTATTTCGGACAGCAGTACATGGGTATGTTCACGACGGCCCTCGATGAGGTATTCAAACGTACACGGGTGATGCTGTAGTTTTAGCATGCCACAAGGGGTGTTATCTTTGCATAAAATTCTGATTCATGATAATAGACGAGGATTACAATATACTAGAAGAGTCATTCAGGGCAATCCGTGATGAGCGACGCGTTGCAGCCAATACTGCAAAGCGCATCGGTACGGCTTTTCTGGATCTGCTTCGCATGACTCGTAACGGTGTATTCGATGAGATCATCTTCGAAAGAGTCCTCAATAAACCTAAGTTCCTTGAAGGCCTCATTACCCTTGGTACCATCGTTCTTGGTGAGTATGCTTCTGGTCTGCAGGGTGGCATCATCACGCCTGAGGGTGCTGCAGAACTGAAAGACCTGTGGGTTCGTGAACATGCCAGGCTGGGTGACGGCTCAAAATATTATGATGAAGCGGGTAGGGTTGTTCCTGCCCTGGAAGTGCAGGGTGACTCTACCTTCACCGGGAACCTGTCATCTCCCGAGTTCGTATCTGCCTTCTTCGGCGGTCTAGGCTGGGCTATCCAGAAGAAGGAGGTGGTGAACGCTGCGGGTGTCGTAGAATACAAGTATCATCTTGAAATCGACGATGCTACTATTCGTGGTACGCTTCGCGTATTCGAGCAGATCGTTTCTCAGCTGATGGGCGAGAATGCCAACCGCTATTTCTCCGACATGATGGAGGTGGATCACTACGACAAAAAGTCTGGTCGTGTCTATCTCAAGACGAAAGGAGGAAAGCTCTACAACCCGTTCCGTGAGGGTGACATCATCCGTGTGCAACAGTACAACGACGATCCGTCTGAGTCCAACGACTGGTATGTGACGAAAGCCTACGAGCTGCGTATCACAGCTGCCGGTCTCGGTAACAAGAATGATGAGGAACGCCTTGACTGGGTTGAGTTCGAGAACTTCTCGACAACTATGGAGCACGGCACGGCAGACACGCTCATCATGGAGGATGACACATTTGTTCGCTGGGATAACGACATCGATCCAAAACGTAAAGGCCTGGTGAGCATCATGGCCATTGGCGAGAATACTCCTTACATGGACATCCTCTATGGTCAGAAGACAGATCCGCAGCACGCCCTGAAAGGACGAATCGGAAATCTGTCTGGCATCCACACCCAGCTGTTCGGATGGCTGGAGGGCTTTGGCGCTTACATCAACAACCTGTATGGCGTCGGTAAGTTCTTCAACTTCCAGACAGGTGAGAGCCTGACGGCATCCATGCAGATGACAAGGGAACTGTTCAAGCGTGTCTATACCGAGACAATATACAACATAAGCGAGGAAGACAACTTCATCGAGAACGGTTTCTTCCAGCACGGTCTTGAAGGCTGGAATAAGTGTGCCGCAGATGGTTCTGCTGCTCCTGGCGACACGAGCACAGAGATGCTAGGCATCAATGAAGGGAATGGCGCAGAGCCTATCCTGATCAATGGAGCCCCTCTGTCTGTTAACAACAAGCTGACTGCCAAGGTGGAGGATATGGACGGCTGCCGTGTGCTGCACCTGTACGGTATGGGCGTTTCTCAGAACTTCTCGCTCATCAAGGCGAATGGTACCCATGAGGTGATGGACTCTTCTGACCCGTTCAGCTACGCGTCCCACTCAGTGCCAGATAAGCTGTACATGGCAGTAAGGATCCTGCCTGTGACCGCTGGCCGTCTCATCGTGAGGTTTGTCAAATCCGACAGAACATACACTGGATGGGAGCGTGATATTGACAACGCTATCGACTGGAAACTTTACCAGGCCACTGACAACAGTGATCTTCCTTGGACTTATACTGGAAACGGCAAACTGGTAGTCAGCTATACGGGTGAGTGCTATATCCGCTTTGTGGCTCTTACCACTAATGCGGTGGCAAACACATGGGAGCAGTATTCCACAAAGTTTGAGCAGAACGCACGGCATATCACCATCAGCGCCAGCAAGCAGGCTTCCGATCTGACTGAGGCCGTGGCTAGCATCAATATCAAGTTTGACAATATCACAACGACTGTCACCAACAACAAGACGGCGGCTGATAGAGCATTGGCCAATCTGACTTCTGACCTCAATTCAGAAGTCTCAGCAAGGAAAAGCCTGGAACAGACCTATCATGCAACATGGGTCTATCAGAACGACCATCTCCTGTCACTGATGGCCGGTGAGTTCAATAATGACGGTAAAATCAAGGGCTACGCTGACCTTAAGGTACAGGTGAATGGTATAAGTACAACTGTCACAAACAACAAGACGGCTGCTGACAATGCCATATCCAATATCAATGGCAGTCTTGGTAGTCTGTGGGATTATGCCGATGCCATCGACCGTGAGCAGGGTAACAGTGCCACTTGGATTAACCAGAATAAAAACAAATGGGAAGCTGTGGCCGCTTCCTTCGACGGCAGCGGTAATGTGACTGCTGCAGGAAAGGTGGGGCTGTATGTCAGCAACAAACTCAGTACGTTCACCGTCGATGCTGATAAGATCAACTTCAAGACGGGTAATTTTACTATCAAGAACAAGGATGGCCAGACAACTCTCGCTCTTGATTCTGACGGCAATCTTACTATTTTAGGTACCATTAATGGCGGAAACATCACTGGCAATATAGGCATCGGTTCTGGAACAAATAAGTTATATATAGAGCCAACTGATTTGGGTGCTAGACTTGTTGGTAAAACAGGCAACACAGAAGTTTTGAATTTAGGCTTCTGGACAGTCAATGGTGAAACAAGATGTGGTCTTAGATATTCTACTTCTGCTTATTATGAAAAAGACTATTTCAAAATAAGTGGCTCTGGAGGCAATATAACGGGGTATTGTGATGATGGCATAAGAATCTCACACCAGGATAATTATGGTACAGTATCATTCGGATTAAGTTCTGCACACAAGGTTTATATAGGTTCAAGTTATATATCACAATGGCCGACGTCTGCGAGCTCTGTTAATGTTGGCCAAGTATATCTTGATGGTGATGTTTTAAAAGTAAGGAGGTCATGATGAAACCAAAGAAAATCTACAGCAAGTTCATCCCTGCTAAAGGGTACATCTCCATTCTGATTCTATTCTGGATGGTAATTAGGGAAGAATATCGTAACAGGCTACCGTGGTTCGCAGAGATCCACGAGGGGATTCATCTTCAGCAGTTGGTTGAAATGCTCATGCTAGGTATTGGCATCTTCACACTGATGATTGAAGAAGGCTGTGGCTGGTGGTCGATTCTGTCGCTCTTCCTGTTCTATCTCTGGTACGTGGTAGAGTTCATCGTGAAACTGGCTCTTACCTTCTCGTGGAGAAAGGCTTACATGTCCATCTCTTTTGAACAGGAGGCTTTCGGCAACCATCTGGAGAAAAATTATCTTGAAAGACGTCCTGCCTTCGCCTGGGTGAAGTATATTTTCAAACTCAACAATAGATACGCATGAATAAGAAAGAAAAGAAAGATCCGGTGAAGGTATATGACTTCACCAAGTGCCAGGAGGAAGTAAGTATCGGTGTGTTCGTTGAAAGCGACCTGTCGAAGACACTGGCAAACTACATCTATCAGCACACTACAGACATCGAATCTGCAGAGTTCGCACGCGAGATATATCATAAAGGAAAGATCGTGATGGACGATAAAACGCGTGATATCATGATTAAGAACATAGGGAATGCTGATATGCTGATATCGCAGAAGCAGGCTTTGTTGGAAATCCTGAAGAAGTAAACTTAGTATTAACTTAAAAGTGAAACATTATGGCAAAGATCGAATTGCAAGAGACTCCCAGCTACCTGAAGGGTAACTTCGAGCCGGTGGAACTGGAAGACGGTACCATCGTCAACATGGACTATGTCGTGGAAGGTGAGAAGAAAACCATGAACGGCAAAGCCTTAAAGGACGGTAAGGAAGTGGCACTGTTCCGTGTCAACCCGGACGGAAACCGCCTGTTTATCCAAGTGCAGCCTCTCGACGGCGTATCGATAGACACTGCTGCTGACATTGCAGAGACTTTCGTGGAGGGAATCAGACATCTGTTTAACAAGGAGTAAATCAATCAAGTGATGGAGTACACTCAGAACGAGATGCTCAGGCAGATCTTCGATGAGCACTGGCAGGAGTTCTGCGACTACTGGGCAGCAAAGACCAGGGATGCATCTCAGATCGAGACGGTATCCTTTGACCAGGAGCGTCATACGGGCGTGCTCATGAGACTGGAATGGCAGGGCCTGAAGAAGATCGTGGTCGTAACACCTCAGGACCTTCTGGCGGGACTGGCTCAGCTGAACGAGGAACTTCGCCAGAGATGTATCGAGGGCGCTCAGACCGCTGAAAATGCTGCCGAATATGCAGAGGACCAAGGTGACTATGCCAAGAACCAAGGTGACCGCATCGACGCACTCATCGAGGAGATCACCTCGTTAAAGGCTATCGTCGAACAACAGGGCAATACCGCTGAGGAGCAAGGCATTGCAGCTCAGGAACTGAAAGAGCAGGTAGAGGATTGGTACTCGCCATTCAAGTCTGGCGCTGAGTCTTGGTATGATGGTATTGTCACTGCCTGGAACAGTTGGTTCTCCGAAACGAAGGCTGCATGGACGGAATGGTTCAACGCCAGAAAGTCTGAATGGAACCTGTGGTTCCAGGGTGTCATGGATGACTGGAGCACATGGTTCACCACGACGGATGAGTCAAAGGATCAGCTCTTTTCTAACATCCGCGATACGTGGGATGACATGTCTATGATGTTCAGCTGGCCTGTCTGGAACCCTCAGACTACATACCTCCGCAACAAGGCTGTAAAGGATGCTCAAGGTAACTGGTGGGTGTCGTTGAAGTCATCCGTCGAGGAGCCAAACATCAACCATCCACTGCCTGGGTTTGACGACAATGGCGAACCCGTTGCATCCGAATGGTGGCGTCTGTGGATTGACTGGCAGCATCCCATGGCTCAGCTGCTGGCTGCCATCGCCCAGGCTGTAGAGTCTGCAGAGAATGCCGACGCGAAGGCTGAGCGTGCTGAAAATGCTGCCATCCGTGCAGAAGAGGTTGACGTTATAGAGCAAGAGAATAGGATTTTGGCACTAGAGGAAACCGTTGGCGGTATTACAGACGAGGACCTCGTGCAGATCCGTGAATCCATCTCCAGTCTGCAGTCGCTCATAGGTGCTGATGTTGACGGCAACATCAACAAGTTCAACGAGATCGTGGCCTTCCTCTCTGGAGTGGAGGATACCGAGACGCTGGCTGGTATGTTGCAGGATATCGCCACACAGCTGGCAGGAAAGCAGGCTGCTGGTGACTACGCAACTAACGACCGTGTTGACGAGATCGAGACAAAGATGATGAAGTATGCCGTTCCCCGCTTCGAGGGTGATTCCCTTGTGTTCCCTGCAGAGAACGGTGCCCACTTCGAGGATGACGAACTTATTTTAACAGTATAGTATTATGGCAAAGAAACAAAAACTCATTGATCTGACAGGTGCCCCATTTATTGTGGAGCTCCATGACGACGGCAAATGGTATGTCATCGGTGTGAAGGTACGCAAACGTCAGTTCCTGTTCGAGTCCACAGGACTTCCCGTGGATATCGTGGATAAGATCTCCGGTACTGCTGGAGACGGAAAGATAAACGGCATCAAGGAATTGGAAAATTTCCTTGAAGGCACGGAAGAGAACACTAAGCTGCAGGATATGGTTCCTGACGGGTATGCCACTGACGATGATATGAATGACGCATGGCAGCAGGCCCTGGAGGAAGCGAAACATGCAGCAGCAAAGGAATAACAGGTAAAACTGTTTGTTTTAGTTATTTATTATTGTTTAATTTTTTAATTTTTGTACTACAATGGCAAAATTTAAAGGTGCGAAGTGGGCGCAGATTCTCACACTCATGGCAGCTATCGCTGCAAGTATCGTATCAGAGGTGGCTTCAGCAAAGTCTTATGCTGACGGCCTGGTATCGGCTATCGCTGCCGGTGACGTGGCATTCTCCTCTAGTAATTTCACGTCTGACAACGTCGGCGGTGCTCTTGAAGAGCTGTTCACCAGCGTAGGCAACGTTAACACCAACGCTGCAGTCAGCATCTCTACCTCTACCACTACCAGTGGCATGCTCCGTAGTTACACCTTCACGCAGGGTGGTACCGCCATCGGAACAATCGACATTCCGAAGGACTACGTGAACAACATCATCGGTATCGTGTCTCAGGACGGAAGCGGTAACTCAGGTATCTTCCTGAAGGTTAACACGGCTCCTACTGGTGCTGACGCTCCCGTTTACGAGTACGTTGACGTATCTGGTCTTGTTGAGTATGTCACCTCTGGTTCACAGGCCGGCGACATGATCTTCGTGACTGTTGACCCCAACACTCACCAGGTAACGGCTACCATCACCGACGGTACGATCACCAAGGCAAAGCTCGTGACTGCAATCCAGAACTCTCTGGACAAGGCTGACTCTGCTTACCAGAAGCCTGAAGGTGGTATCCCTGCATCGGATATGGCTGCTGCCGTGCAGACATCCCTGGGCAAGGCCGACAGCGCTCTCCAGGATGCTGACTTCGAGTGGGCTTCCGACAGTGAGATCAACACGGCTTGGGCTAGTGCTCTTGCTGCAGCTAAGACTCCTGCCAATTCAGGTGAGTAATCGCTAAGAATCCGGATGGAGGTCGCCCATCAGGGCCCTCCATCCATCTTTCCACTCAAAATTAGGCAATACATATGACTAAGAAAAAGGGAGTTAAATGGGCACAGATGCAGACCTTTATGGCTGCGGTGGCACAGTCGCTGGTAGAAGAGATCTCCGGCGGTTCGGTTCCTGGATCATATCAGAACCCGCACTTTGACGGTGACGCTCTGGTATTCCCAGCCCAGAACGATGCGCACTTTGACGGTGACGCACTAGTATTGACATCATAATATTAATATAATATGTTACAAGAAAATGAAATAACAAGAAAAGCGGTCACTCCTGGCGGAACGAAATGGTACCGTGATCAGGAGACTCGTGACATCGTTGACGGTCACACAACCCAGATGGCTGGGATGAGCTCGGACCTCAGCGACATCAAGACGGCGCTGAACTATCCCGCTGGTACCATCACTTGGTTCGGATGGAGAAAGCCCGTCAACAGCTCTAATCCTGAAGGCGAGCCTGTAGGAAACCTCCTTCGACTGGCCCGTATGCAGAACATCCTGAAACTCGGTGGATACATGGTCAAGAACGACCACACACGAAAGAAACTATCTCCTTCAGACCACCGCTACTATGAGGAGGACGGCGCTGCCGTTGTGTTCACTGGCGCTGACGGTCATTATCACTGGGGATGGGGCGTAGACATGTGGTACGGCTCATGGATTGAGGACGGCTTCGAGTATGAGGTGTTCGACGACCGTGAGATCCCTGGCCACCCATGCGTTAAGATTCCCATTGGCTCTGTCTCTGCTGCCGGACGCTGCGCCATCGACCGCACGAACCTCCAGCTCGTGGACTATATCTCTTTCGATGCAAGATATCGCGGAGGTCAGAATGAATCTGCTAAGGACAATCAGTGGAATTCAGGCCTTGGCAAGGCTGTTACGAACATACCTGTCGGAACGCTTGCAGCTTACGCACGTAAAAACGGCAGCCTGTGGTTCGCCAACGAGCGTGTGGCCATCTTTATTGTAGGTGCCCTGATGCGCGTGTACTTCCACAACGCAAACATCCAGGCCGACTTCGTTCCCGGTGTTGATGAGAGAGGCTTGCATCATGGCGGTCTTGGCATGGGTATTGACTACAATAATGATGTTGAGTGGTCATCTCGTGTCACACCATATTGGAATCAGGATGCTGGTATTGAGAAGGGTGACTTCACAGGCATCTTCTCCATCACTATCACTAAGAGCGACGGGACAAATGCAACCATCGGCAACATCCCTTGCTTCATGGGACTGAAGAACTGGTATAAGTCACTGTGGACGATGGAGGAGGATACGCTTCTCGTATGCAACTCCAATAAGACACAGTCCATGTACGTCAAGAAGGTTATCGACGGCCAGGCTATCGACATGTCTACTGTCAGCGGCCTGCAACTGGCTGCCACCTGTCCTGCTCATGCGAGCGGTTCGTGGTCAGGAATCAAGAAGACCAGCAAGGCCTATCTGTGTGGTGCTCCGACGGAGGATCAGGGTACGAACGACACGTATATGTGTGACAGTTACTACAATCCTGCTGCTACAGACGGCTCGTTGCGTGGTGCGGTTCGTTTGGGCGTCTTCAGCCAT